ACGCTGGTTACGTCGATCACGGTGGCGAACACCGCTGCCGCTGACGCGACGTTTGACCTTGAGTTGAACAGCGTTGCGATTGCGAACGATGTGACCGTGGCTGCGAATGATTCGATCACTTGGGAGGTCAAGCAGGTGCTTGACGCGACCAACACGATCACGGGCTTGGCTTCGGCTACGACCGTGAACTTCCACATCAGCGGATTGGAGATTTCCTAGTGAGCATCCAGCGGTTGAAGAACGCTGATGGGTCATTCCTGCTGTCCAAGATCCTGACAGATGTTGGCACTCACACGTTCACGGTGGGACAGACGAGCGGCAACGTGCAGGTGAGCGCGTCGCCTCGCGTGAATGTTGTGTTGAGTGACGGCTCTACGAGTCTTAATCAGGGTACCGGCACGGACTTCGTTGTCGGTGCAGCGAACTTTGACAACATCGCCATTGAAGCGTTTGAGCCAGATACGTCGGTCGCTCTTCGACTGATCGGTGCGGAGACTTCGACGGCTGGGTCTGTCCCCTCATGGTATGACCAAGTTGGTTACGTCATGGGTGGTAGAGATCGGGGCGGCGCCAACAATCTCACAAACGACAAGTATCTCGCTACCGCTCGCACTTGGTCTGTTGGGACACCTCTTCCCGTGACTGCTTATCAGTCGCGTGGTTGTAGCAATCAGGGTGTCGCTGGCTACCTGTGTAACGGCGATATGAACGGCGTGAATTACAGCGACGATGTGCAGAAGTACGACTACTCCACGAGCACATGGAGTGATCTTTCTTCTGTGTCTACCCCGTGGAGGGGGCGAGATACCCACTCGGTTTTTTGGGAGCGTGGCGCGAACGGTTACGTTTGTAACGGGGGCACGACTGGTCAGTTATCAACCGCCGACAAGGTTGCTTTCGCAACGGACACTTTCTCCACGATAAGTAATGCCAATTACAGCCGTTCAGTCACGCAATTTTTCCATCATCGCGCAAACAACACCGGATACTCGTGGGGCGGCTACGACGGTGCGAACAATGCAGATGAATGGATGATGCTTGATATGAGTTCGGATACTTGGTCGCATCTCGCCAATCAGGGTTCGGCTCGCCGTGAAGCGGGAACCGTTGTTGAGGAGGCGGTAGCCGCTTTCACGGCTGGTGATAACACTTTTACCAGCCAAAGCATCACTCGGCATCCTTACCCCAGTACGTCGGGTTCCACGGTTTGCTACATAGCCGCACCCGTACAAAGTCCTGTCCCGTTGTCGTTTGACACGCACGGCCTGTGGGCCGGTGGTTGGAACGGTGACGAGCGCAACTATGTCCAAACATTTGAGTTCGCTACGACCACCAATTACATCTCTACTTATGTGAACGCTTACCTCTCTCCCTCGGGTGAGTACGGCGGTGCGAACGCCGCAGACGGTGGCATGAGTGACTCTCATCGAAACGGAGCGGGGTTTTGGGACGTATGATCGACGACCGTCCAGACATTCTGGAATCCATTGAGGAAATTATCCAGCCACGGAGCCGCTTCCAACTGGAACGCTTCGTGCTTGGTCAGCACGACACAATCGAAATGGCCTTTCAGCAAGTGTGCATGGAACTGCGTGCAACGATCTTCTCGTGGAAGCGTGCCACGTTACGCCGCCAACAGATTGAGATTGAGGTGGCTCGGCTCAAGGAATCCGACGATGAGGTCGATCACCTTGAGGCGCAGATCAAGGAACTGGACTTGGAAGAGGGCAAGTTGCAGGAGCGTGGCACTCTGCGCGAACTCAACCACTTGATTGATATGTACGACCAGTTCCCGCACAAGTTTACTTACGACGAGTTGGAGGCGGCGCAGCCTGCCTACTGGCAAGCACGCCTCAGTCGTCAAGCGGAGTTGCAGGCCATTGGTCAGGGCAAGGTTGATTGGGCGCAACTGAACGCCATTCATCAGGCTGGCTTCTTGCCTGAGTTCATTGAAAAGACGGGTATCACATCAAGCGAGAAGAAGGAACTAGGAAATGCCTGAGACGAAAAACAGGGATACGGCAGACATTGTTGATGATGCTGCTACGCAAGAAGATCTGGCTTCGGCTGGGTTCAGTCCACTTCTCATGATGGGAGCATAAAAAATGCCGACCACTTACAAGGTGCTGGGACAGGCCGCGTCAAGCGCGTCGTCGCTCTCAGTCACGAACAAGGAACTGACAAGCAACGTCGCTACGTTGACGTTGAGCGCAGCGCACTCTATTGGCGTGGGCCAGCAGGTGAGCGTCGCTATGGATACCGCTGACGCAGCGTTCGATGGTGTGTTCACCGTCACCGCTGTTACTAGCACGACTCTTTCCTACGCTTCTTTTGCGTCCGATGTTGCAAGCACAGCAGCGACAGGAACGCTGACAGCGTTTGAACACTCCACGCTCTACACCTGTCCGTCTGCTACGGCAGCCGTCGTGTCCACGCTCACGATCTGTAACCGCAGCAACACGGCTGCCTACTACACGGTCGCTATCTCTGACTCAAACTCTGGTGAGCCAGCGACCAGCAAGTACATCGTTCGTAACGATGTGCTGACGGGGTTTGAGACTGTCGGCCTCACTCTTGGTCTGACCTTGGATGCAACAAATAAGTATGTGCGCGTGAGCGCGAGTAACGCGAACCTCACGTTCGCTCTGTTCGGATCGGAGATTTCCTAACATGGCTATTGATCGTCTAAAGAACCCGTTTGGTGCTACCCAAGTTACTTCTGGGCTGGCCCCTGAAAACTGGTCATACTCCAATGCGCAGAGTGGTGGTGACACTCCGTTCACGTTCACGGGAGATGGAACAGCCGGAACCGTGAATGGTGGCATCTACCGCGTGCATCGTTTCCCGTATGCCGCAGGAGCCAGTTACGACATTACGTTCTCGCAAGCGGGAATCATAGATGCCCTTATTTGCGCAGGAGGCGGTGGTGGACGAGGCCACCTTGCCAGTAGTAACGCATACAGCGGGGGCGGGGGTGGAGCCGGTGGGTTGATCCTTCAATACGGCTACGGAGTGACTGCCTCTACTTACTCCATCACCGTTGGTAAAGGTGGTTACAACAACGACGGTTACGGGCCGTACTACTACCGAAGTACATTTGATGACGGAGACGACTCTGTGTTTGGATCGCTCACCGCTGTTGGCGGTGGATCGGCTGGTGTTGGTTACACAACCCCGATTGAGGGATACCCCGGTGGCTCAGGCGGTGGAGCGTCTCACAACAGCGCCACCTCGACCGGCGTAGGGGTTCGCAGCGGTGGTGCTGGGACTGCTTCGCAAGGAAACGACGGCGGCTCTGGTGGCTGCGTGGTTCTGCACTACGCCTCGGGCGGCGGTGGAGGATACGTCTCGGCAGGTGGGTCTAACAGCGCGACGGATCAGTCTCTTGGTGGCGGTGACGGCGGTGACGGGCTTGCCAATTTTAAGTTCGATGGATTATCGAACGGGTACGCAGCCGGTGGCGGGGGCGGATCGCAGAATACCTCCGCTTACGGCCCTCACGGAAGCGGCGGCGCAGGAGGTGGAGGCGACGCGGCGGGGACTAGCGGGATTCCTTCTAACGCGACTGGAATTGGTTGCGGCGGCGGTGGCGGTGGTAGTGGGAACGTCACCTTTCGCGGAGGACGAGGCTCCGACGGAATCGTCATCATTCGTTACCGCATCGGATAACTAACAAACCCATCAACCCCCCGCATGTGTGAGGTGCGGGGGTTTACCTATGTCCAAGGAAAGTGAATGACTCTTGACACACCCGGCGCAGTCTTAGCGATCCTGTCAATCGTTGGCTTGATGCTGTCGGCTCTCATTTTCGTGATTGACGCTCGCATCAACCGGATGTATCGAGAGATGAAACCTAACGGCGGCCAGTCCATGAGGGATGCGGTTGACCGTATCGAGAAGAAGATCGACGGCCACATCATGTGGCATTTGGAGGATAAGGAATGAACTCGTGGAAAGACTTCATGGCGTTTCTGAACGATCACCCTGTAGGTGTGGCGTTGAAGATCTTCGCTGCGACTGCCCTGACGTGGGTGGTGGACAACATCGCGGGGTTCGGCTTGCCTCCGGTTCTTGTGGTTGCGATTCCTCCGGCGATTGTTGTGTTGGTTGATTACTTGAACGGTGAGAACCCTCGCTTCGGGCGGCAGTCGGATGGCTAAGTTGGTGAAGGGCGGTGTCGTCCTTCGTGACCAGATCAATGGTCGCTGGCCCGGTCGGGATAAGCGGTCTGATGGTTGGATCGGGGATCGGGCGCACTCTAAGCGCAAGTCCGATCACAACCCTGACAAGAATGGTTGGGTTCACGCTCTCGACATTGACGAGAACATGGGCAAGGGCAAGTGGCGCAACGGTAGGGCGGCGAGGAAACTCGCCGACCAGTTGCGTGCGTATGCAGCATCCGGCCTGCCGGGTAGCAAGCGCGTCAAGTACGTCGTGTACGAGGGTCGGCTCGCCTCGGGCACTTACCGCAGTAAGTGGTGGAAGTGGCGGCCTGGTAATTGGGGCCACTACCAGCACATTCACATCTCGTTCACGGAGAAGGCACAGAAGGATGAGCGCCTGTGGCCGCTTCCTATCCTGACGAAGGATCGTCAGTTGAAGAAGGCTTGGCGGAAGAGGCTGTATGGCTAGATTGCCTGACCGTCGCCCAAAGAAGAAGAAGTACCGGACTGCTGCGTGGACGAGGGCCGAGGGGCAGAACCCCGAAGGTGGTCTTAACGAAAAGGGCCGCGCATCTTTGCGTGCAAAGGGACAGGACATTAAGCCACCGCAGCCGGGAGGTGGCCCTCGCAAGCGTTCTTACTGTGCTCGCAGTAAAGGTCAGATGAAGAAGTTTCCAGGGGCAGCCAAAGATCCTAACTCTCGTTTGAATAAGGCTCGTCGGAAGTGGAAGTGTACTAACTAATGGCTGATAACAAGGCAGTTGTCAATGAACTTCCGTTCGCCATCGGTCGAGACATCATTGATCGGCTGGCTCGTTATGACCGGAGTTCGTTTGCCGCTGATTACGCGATAGGTAATCAAGCGTGGTTGAGTGCAGCACACGACGCTAATCCTATTAGTCGCGTGACGACGCAGTACCAGAAGGAGCGCGTCGATCAAGAGGCTTCAGCGGGTGAGAACTCGCTTTCTAACTGGTGGCTTCGGTCGGCTACCTCGTGGCATCGAGGGGCCGGTGCTGATTTTTATGACGCAGACGAGGGTGACCTCTTCCGTTTTCGTGAGTCAGCAAACATCGACGTTTGGACTCAAGGCCAGTTGAGCCTACTGAATGACACCGATCAGGTGGCAACCCACGGAGGCTCTTACGCTCACACCTGCACGATGGGTACTTGGTTTGTCAACGGCGGCAACGTTTACCTGTATCAGATTTCCTCATCTAGTGTCGTTGAGATAACCGCTTTCACGGCGACCGCACAAGCATTGACGACGGATGGTTGTCACGCTCTCGTAGCGGCGAACGATGGTCTTTACGAAATTACCGAGTCCCTTTCGGTATCGAAACTGTACGACGCACCGGGAGGTGCGTGGACTGTCCAGGCCCTTGGCTACGTCAAAGACCGAATCATTGTTGGGTGTCAAATAACTGACGCATTGCCCATGCGCGTGTTCGAGTTGGGTAGGAACCCTACCTCTCCCCCGGCGGCGATTGACTTAAACACGACGACCGGGGATTCACGATACGAGTACGCGACGACGGAACTGGATTTTGTCGCTGTTACGGAAACCACATCGGCGATCTTGGTTGCCATGAACATTGGTGTTCAGGCGAAGGTCTTGTCCTTTACGATTGATACGACTGCTACTGGCTCCGGTGGGATGCTTGAGCCGATTAATACTGCTGAGTTCCCCACGGGCGAAGTGCTCCGCACTCTTAAGTCTTACCTGAATACGTTTGTCGTCGCTGCTACCAACCGTGGTATTCGTGTTGCTGCTGAATCCCAATCCGGTAATGGTTTTGTTTATGGTCCTCTATCCGTGGAGGACGACATTCAAGATCTTGCCTTCGATGGTGAGTATGTCTATGCGACTCGAAGCCTTGAGCGTTTAGGTGAGCGAGGCCTGTGGCGAATAGATCTTGGGGAGCAGGTGGGTAACTTCTACGCCTACGCTTCAGATATTTCGGTAGCCAATGGAACACCTCAGTCGGTTGCTTTCGTGGGTACGACGGGACGTGCGCTTGTCTGCACAAGCACGAATGTTTATGTGGAGTCGGCTACGGTCAAGGCTCCTGTTGGAGTACTTGATTCTGGCTTTGTTCGGTTTGGTACTACTGAGTACAAGCAGCCAGTCTCCTTCTCGATCCGCAGCAAGAGCGAGACTGGAACGCTGGGTGTGCGTGTGGTGAACCCCGCTGGTGATGCCGCAGATTTCGGCAGCGTTCCGTTGGGCACGGTTCTTAACATTCCTGTGTCAGCGGATCTCGTGCCGGATACGGAGTTCGAGGTTCGTGTGACTTTGACTCGTGATTCGAGCGACACGACCAAGGGGCCGGTCTTGGAGGAGTGGCAGTTCAGGGCGCTTCCGGCTCCGCTTCGTTCGCGCACCATCACAATTCCGCTGTTAGCCTACAACGAAGAGCAGGATTCCAACGGGGTCATCCGAACGAGCGACCCGTGGACACGGCTTCAGGCGTTAGAGAAGTTGGAACAAAGCGGCGGTGCTTGTTTGTTCCAGGACTTTTCGAATAATGAAGAACGCATCTGCGTGATTCGCGCCGTTCAGTTCGAGCAAACTTCACCACCTTCTTACGTCAATGGATTCGGAGGGATGGTGACCGTACAACTACAGACTGTCGATGTGGAGGTAGTGTGATTTCAGCAGTTCCCTACGTTGTGGAAAACGAGCGAGCACCAATTGTGGTCAAGGTTCGAGAGCGACTAAACATCCCAGGTGATAACTGCTTGGATCGTGGATTGATGGAAGTCCTTCGTGGGCTTCAGCAGGCAAATGGAATTACCGCTCATGGGGAGTTGGACGAACAAACGTTGGGATTGTTAAGCCTGACGATTTGGTAAAGGAAGAGGGACGCATTGCGCGTCCCTTCTTTTTTTATGCCTTTTTCTGAATGTCTTCGAGTTTGGTTTCCGCGATAACGTGCCGTCCACCACCCCTGGTGCTGGGCTTGAACTGTTGTACGAGTTTGGTGAAGCAGTCGTCGCACAGTTCGCCGAGGTAGTGGGTTGATCCGCGTCGGGCAGACCACTCCTTTATTGGTATGTCATCTTCGTGAATCCCGCATTTGTCACACGCCAGACTCGTAATCTTCGCCACTTGCTACTCCGCTCTCCGTAGGGGAATGACGTTTTCGTCTTCTGAGTAGAAGCGCATTCCCGTGAGCACTCTGTCTCGATACTGCCGATCTACGGTGATCCCGAGGTAGTGCTCCGTCTGCGCCATGTTCTTGTGGTGCAGTAAGTATTGGACAATCCGCATGGATCTGTCCACTCCCTCGTCTTCGAGGCGCATGAGTAGTAGTCGGGCACCTGTCCGACGCAGGGTGTGTCCCCCTTCACCGCGCACATCTTCCCACCCGATGCGGGTGAGTCCCTTCTTGATGATGTCTGCTGGTCGTCGGACTGGCTTGGTTGGGATGTAGGTTCCGTGCCCGTTGGTGCCGGGAACTAGGTGGTAGTCGGGCTTGAGTTCCCCGACCTGGCTGGTGAGCCAGATCAGGTGTCGCCGGAGTTCCTGCTCCAACTCGAACATCATGGGCATGGAGTCCACATCTCCGGTCTTGAAGATCCTGACGTTGACTCTTTTGGACTCTAAATCCACATCCCCTACGCGCAAATCTAAGACCTCAGAAATCCTGAGCAGGAGGTTCAGTCCAAGTGCCAGGATAATCCTCTCTATTTGGCTCTCAGAGCCGTTTATGAGGGTGTTTACGTCGCTCGGGTGGACACGTTTCCGCTCCTTCTTGGGCGTGGGTCTCTTTCTGGTGTTGATGAGTGGGTCGAAGTCGGGGTTCACCATCTTCATGGCTCGGCAATACTTGAAGAATTTGCTGAAGCAGGCTCTTCTGAGGTTTGCCGTGGACGGGGAGATCCTGCGAGCGTCCAGCACCTCTTGGATGTGACCGCCATGAATATCCGATACGGGTCGGTTCCACCCGACCACCGTTGCAAGATGCTTGATCGAGGAGATATCGTTCTCAATTGTCTTCGGCGAGTACCCCTGAGAGTACCGCCATTCTATGTAATCTCTCTTGGCTTCCATGAGTGTAGGTATCATGTCCCTCATTCTAATCCTGTCGTCACCCTAATTGCAACATGATTGCAGGTTGTGGAAAACGCAGGGTGATTCCTCCCCCTTGCAGGCTAGTGCGTCACAGGTTTATCCACAGTTCCACTAGGCGGGAAAACGCTTGGCTTGTGTTTGACATACGCGCTCATTAGTGCATGATGTGTATCAGACCTGCCACACGCAAGGTGTTCGCATGGTGACACAGGACGGTGATTGGCACATGGGTCAGTACAGGAAGTTACCCCCGAAGAACGAACTAGAAAAAATGTTGGATGCTGGGATGACACACCGGCAGATAGTGGAAAAGATTTTCGAGGACACGGGAGAGACTGTGTCCTTGTCCACCGTAAGTTCCGGCCTATCTCGGATGGGCTTGACCGACCGGATCAGGTACGACGATTTCATACCTTGGGGTCGGATCTCCGTGGATCACAACACGGCCTACCAGTTGCAGATGCTCCGCATCGGAGCGCGGCTGAGTAAGAACCTGCCGGTAGATGACAAAGCCAAGGGCAGGTATGAACGCTGGAAAGCAGAACTTGATGAGAAGAATCTGTGCATTCATTACGACATCAGTTCAGTAGCAGGGTTCCACTATGTAGCACGACGGGATAAGGATGGCTTGGTTCGGATACCCGAACCGCTTGACCATGCTTCCTAGTCGCGGCTCCTGATGTCGCCGCTCCATGCCGGAATCTGATTTTAGGAAATGCCCCCCTACCCCCCACGACAAAATTCGTGGCAGGACAGGGAAGCAAACCTCGATCCGGCTATGCCGTTTATCGTCATTTGAGGTTTCGCCCCCACCATTTCTGGCTCCGTCAGATTAGTGCAGGAGTTGTATCAATCTTCTGCGACACGCCGACATTGATGAAAGCACTTGCGTTCGGCTTTCGTCGTGCATACTGTTCTCTATGCACGGATGTTGGGGGAGAAAAGCATGACCAGGATGTACCTGTCTGAGGACTGCTCGCATGTCCTCGTCCTGTACCCGTGGTACACGGATCAAGAAGAAGTCAAAGATGAACTCAACCTTGCTGCTCGCATGGGATTCTCCCTCGTGACTGAGCAAGGGAATTGCGACGGCCTGAGCGCCGAAGGCTGCGATGATTGGGACTACATACAAGTGGAGGCACCCCTTGGCTGAACGACCAACACACCTGTCACACAGTCAGGTCACGACCTGGCTCCGGTGCCAGCACCAGTGGTACTTGGAGAAGGTTGAGCAGGTGGATCGCAAGCCAGCCGTGTATCTATGCGCCGGTAGTGCGATCCACTCTGTCATCGAGCAACTGAACAAGGGTTTTTATTTGGAGCAGGTGCAGGGTGATAGAGGGATCTAATCTCTATGCACGCCCTTCGAGGTACTGCCCCAACTGTCTGGGTGACACGTTCGTCACTCACGTTCGCTTCGACGAGCAGGGGCAGATCTCTTGGTACCTGACCCGCGACCTGCACTACGTCAAGTGCGTCGCCTGCGACTACCCCGTGACCCTGCCAACCGAGATTGACCACATTGGAGAGACAAGTGACGCAACTTAGTGAGATGTGGAGCGGTGAGTTCCGCTCCGAACTAGCCAAGGCTGAGACCGATAGCGGCTACCCAGTCTCAGAGTTCAAGGTCGGTGGTCGTAAGACCAAGGCTCTGCCTGACGGTGAAGACGTTGACTTCTGGATGAACGAGGGTCTTCGACAAATCGAAGATTACGTCAAGTGGTACGAGGAAAGTGGTTGGCGCGTAGCGACCATGCCCGACGACCGGCCTGGAATCGAGTGGGGTGTTGAGACGCAGTTCGGTGGCGTGCCGATCAAGATGTTCGTCGATGGAATCTTCCAAGACGAGCGAGATCAGCATTGGATTGTTGACTTCAAGACAGGCAAGAACACTCCGCACTCTGCGTTGCAGTTAGCCCTGTATCGAGCCGGTATCAAGCGAGCGACCGGCATGGAGATTGACCGTGGCGCGTACTACATGACGCGCAAGGGAGAGATCGGCGACCGGATCGACCTGTCCCATTGGGATGAAGACTTCTTTGACGGCTGGTTCTCCACCACGCACGCTCAAATGTCTCTCGGTCTCTTCGCTCCGAACGTTGACATGCATTGCGGCTGGTGCTCCGTCAAGGACTACTGCCAAGCAGCCAACGGATTTTTGTCAGATAAATACCCCCTCCAAATGAAAGGAAACAAATGAGCGCGAACGAACACCTGTTCTCGTACACAACCAAGGTCGGTCGTGGTAACGACCTACTCACCGCCCGTGGTGACACCGAAGAAGAGTTTCTTGCGTCATACGAATCTCTGCTTCGCATCAAGGAGCGCATCGAAGGTCAGGCTCCTACCGTTGAGCAGGCGACACAGAATCTCAAGGATGCAGGTGTCGTTGCCAGCGATGACGGTGACCAGAACGGGACGGAATACGACGGTCGTGTCGATAAGAAGTTCGACAACACTTGGTTCGTCTACGACCGCTCGAACGCACCGCTTACCGATGCTGGTGAGAAAGCAGTCTTGAAGTGGTCTCGCGCTCAACAGTCAGGAAACATGTACTCCCAATGGGTGACTCCTGACGTTGCCAGCGGAAAGATCCGTGGTCAGGCTGCCAAGAGCGCATGGATGAAATGGACTCCTGACAAGTACGACACTTCCGATCTGCCGAAGTTGCCCGTTACGTCGTGAGAAGTCTTCTTCAGGTTGTTGTTGCCGGTTCGGAGGCAGGCGAAGAACTGCCTCCGTTCCTGCCTCTCGTTCACGAAGCGGGTATCCGCTTTAGGCGTGGGCAACTGCATGTCTTAGCAGGACAGCCTGGTCGAGGAAAAACTCTTGCTGCTCTTTGGTACGCCATAACCAGCGGAGTCGAGTGCTTGTACTTCAGCGCCGACTCTGACGAAGGAACGATTGTTAATCGTGCCCTTGCTGTGCATATGAAAGAGACGGTATCGACCGTCAAGAAGATGCGTGCGTTCGACGAGGACGACCCCGCAATGGTTGACAGCCTGTGGGATCTGTCCAACCGCATCAGGATTCAGACCAACCCAGCACCAACGCTCGATGACATTTACGAAGAGTGCTACGCCTGGATTGAGATGTTCGGGCGATGCCCCGAACTGATCGTTGTAGATAACTTGTCGAATATCCAGGCCATGCACGACAACGAGTGGACTGGACTGCGTGATGGGCTTCGTGCTCTTCACACCCTTGCCCGAGACACGCTCAGCGCCGTACTCGTCTTGCATCACACATCTGAAAGCCAAGGACAACCAACGCAGCCTTCACCTATGAAGGCAACGATGGGAAAGGTCAACGCCCTTCCCGAGGTAATCCTCACTATCGCAATGGATGGGCCTCGCTACCACATTGCGGCGGTCAAGAACCGAGACGGCAAGGCAGACCCATACGCAGATGATCCGGTCACGGTGTACGTCGATCCTGAATCCATGTCTCTATTCAACACTTTGCAAGATCTTGAGACCGCCAAGAAGAGGCGTGAATGGATTGGGTAGAGCAAGCAACGTGTCGATCGGTTGACCCAGAAGTTTGGTTTCCCGACTACCCAGGACAGGAATGGGATGCCGTCAAGATCTGCGCCCAATGCCCAGTCCAGAAGGAATGTATGACTGCATCATTCGATCAAGAAGAAGAGTTCGGAGTATGGGGTGGCATGACCCATTGGGATCGAGTGACCCTCCTGCCCAAGTACAAGAAGCGAGCGAAGCCTGACCGCTCACTACTAGTAGATCAGATGCTTCAGCGGATAGACGCAGCGATTGAGAATCATGCGGCTCACAAGAAAGCGGTCAATGATCGGCGACTAGAGCGCAACGCACGGAATAACCAGCGGATTCGAGATGAGTTGAAGTCAAGAGGGCTGAATTCGAGGGGCAAGAAATGAGTTCCTACAACAAGGCAAAGGGAACGAAGTTCGAGGTTGACCTAGAGGATTACCTCAACGAAGCATTGATGAAGGCACGGCGCTTACCCCGTGCCGGAGCAAAAGATATCGGCGATGTCGCTCTCATACTGAAGGCGCTGACCATCGTTATCGAAGCCAAGAACGTGAAGAAGCAAGACATGAGTGAGTGGCTTCGTCAAGCAGATGTCGAATCATGCAACTACGAACTGAAGTACGGAGTTCCCACGATCCCTGTTGTTGCTACGAAGACCAGGCAGAAAGGCATCGGTGAGGCCAGGGTCACCATGAATCTGGACACGCTTCTTGAGTTGATACGGATGCTGGGTGAATCGTGAGCCAAGAAGACGACCTGATTGCTGTGCTCGAACATTACGAACTACCCGAACCAGGGTACGGCGAGCGAGCGTACAACTGCCCAAGCCACGACGACGCTCATGCGTCGGCATCAATCAATAGAAGTAAAGGTGTCTGGTTCTGTCACGCCTGCGGGTCAGGCGGGACTGCTGCACAGATAGTTATGGATAGGGAGGGCATCACTTACGTCGAGGCCATGCGTTACATCGAGGCTTTGACAGGAAGAAAGTCTGCTCCGACTAGGCGATCAGTAAAGAAACAAAGTAAACGCTGGGTTCCTCCGACTCTACGCAGGGTGATCTAGGGATATGCGACTGACAATGGATGCCCTCGGTTGGACTCTCGACATTCACCTGTCCCTCACTTCCGAAGTCGAGGAAGAGGCAGGCACAGACAAGTTGGGGACGAGCGACCACACGCTCGCTGGTTTCGCACCAGACCCAGCCTTCATCGACCGCTACCCCGAAGAGGACGAATGATAGAAGCATTGGTATTGGCAGCAGTGATGGGCGGTGGCCCCGATCATCACACCCTGCACACACAAGAGATCAGCATTAAGAAGCCACACAAGGGCGCGTTCTCAGATGTGATAACTGAGGCAGCCAAGGTGCCTAAGAAATGGAAGCCGTTCGCAGCGTGCGTACTTGACCGCGAAAGCGGAGGCACACTCGACAACGTTCAATCAGGAGTTCGTGCGCGTAACCCGAGGTCTTCTGCCTCGGGACGCTGGCAGTTTCTTAACTCGCAATGGAATCACGGGCTGCCCTACGCAGTCTCACGCGAACTGAAAAGAAACGGGATGCCCAAGGAGCACGCCAAAAAGATTCGCATAGAACTACAACAGCGTCCCATCCACACCTGGCATGGCTACTGGCAAGACATAGGTTTCGTCGCCACCGTTACCGGCGGCGGCTGGTTTCATTGGAATGGAGGTAAAGGGTGCAACTCGAAACGACCGTGACTTGTCCTCATTGTGGAGGGCCAACGAATAGAGATTGCTACCGATTGCTGGTTAGGTGCGTAAGCCGTGACTGCGGCAGGTACTCGATCAGGCCCGATCTACCCAGCAATGAGTTGCCCCTTTTCGACTGGCCTGCCAGGGACAGGAAGCGTAATCGGTAATGGATTTCGATGAGTGGTTTGTTCATGGCTTGAAGATGGGCTGGGTCAGCGATCCAGTCTGCATAGAACATGACCCACTCCCATTGCGTGAATGGGAAGAGGAAGCCTTGTACACGGGTGAAGAGGTCTGCGCGATGGTAGTTCGCATTTGGCATGACGGAACAGAGATCGAACCTCGAACTCTTTGGGAGGTGTTTAGTGATGAAGCCGAATCAGTCGATGATTGATATGTGGACTCGGGCTGCTGATGCCTACCACGAAGCCATGCCTGGTTCACCAGCCGAGGAGTACCTGCGGAAGCGGGGCTTGAGCGAGGGTATTCAACAGTTCAAACTTGGGTACGTCGATGTCGTTGCTCCTGGTCACGAAGACAGATTCCGTGGCACCTTGTCGATTCCCTACTGCACTCCCAGCGGGGTTGTTGCTTACAAGTTCAGGCGGCTGGCTTCGGATGACTTACCGAAATACGACTCCCCTTCCGGTCAGCGTCAGCATCTCTTCAACGTTTCCGCTCTGCATCAGAGTGTCAGTTGGGTGCTGGTGGTGGAGGGGGAACTGGACGCTGTGGCAGCCACCGTCGCTGGGTTCCCTGCTGTCGCTAGTCCTGGCGTGAACGGCTGGAAACCGCACTTCACTCGCTGCTTCGACGGGTTCAGCAAGGTGGTCGTGGTCACCGACAACGATCAGAAGGAAGGCAACGACCGTAATCCTGGGGATGAGTTCGGCAAGTTCTTAGCCGAAACTATTCCGAATGCTATCCGCGTGTCGCTGCCTGCTGGACAGGATGTAAATAGTACAATTCAGACATACGGTAGCGAGCACTTTTCTGATCTGATCGGTCAGCAATTGGAGGACTCGTGACCATTCCCACTCCACCACCCCCCACGCCACCTCACTTCGGGCTTACGCCCGAGCAGTTTGCTAGTTACCACAGACGAGCGTGCGCCTACTCACGCTTCAGGCTTCTCGATGCTGGCTCCCGTGAATACGACGAGGGCACTCATCAGAAGATGGAAGAGTTCGACCCACACCGAATCCTTCTTGAACTACGACAAGAAGTGGCTGATGCGATCACATATCTCGTCGGCCTTGACCTGACTATCGCCAGGTGGTCAGACAAGATCGGAGAAGTTGAATGATTCCAAGCGTCGTATTCGACATAGAGACGACCGACCTTAAAGGACTGATGGGGAGAATGCTTTGCGTTTCATTCCTCGATGGTCAGACAGGTGAAGTCACCACCTTCCGTGCTGATGAGCAGCCCTGGAAGGGGCGAACCAAGATAGACGACAAGAAACTAGCCGTCGCCTGTCGCAACCACCTTGAGAAATACAAACTCATCGTCGGTCACAACTCGAAGTTGTTCGATGTGCCATTCGTGAACGCTCGACTAGCCAAGCACGGAGAGCGACCCATTCATGTCGAGTGGCACATGGATACCCGCTGGTATTTGAACTCAGCCTCGATGCGTATTGGTTCCGCTAAGTTGGATAACGCGCAGAAGTTCTTCGACTTAGGTGAAGCCAAGACTCCGATCTCTTGGGAGCAATGGCAGTTAGCGGCGACGCTGGATAAGGGTGCGATGGATGAGGTTGTCGTCCATTGCGAGCAGGACGTAAAGGTTCTCGCTGAACTGGTTCCACATGTTCTCCCTTATGTGAAGAATCTTCACCGCTAGGTGCAGCATGAATGAGGGACTTACAACTGAAGAGTGGCAGGCAGTAACAGAGGTAGCGGCTGTCGCAACTAACGCTGTGATGCTCAGGTTCAACAAGTACGTCGAGGCTGCTGATGTCAGGCAAGAGTGCCTGCTTGCTGCCGCCTTGAAAGAGAACAAGATCGTGGGCTGGCTCAGACAAGAGGGCGACTCGGAAGTGAAGCGCGGTGAGCGTTCACTCCTGAAGTTCCTGCAAAAGAAAGCCGAAGTGTATGCCCGTACACAGAAAGCAGAGGCTCTTGGCTACCAGTTGGAAGATGAATACTTCTACGAGTCTGGCCTGATCGAAGCCTTGATCGCTGTGATGGCAACCGGAGACTATGAACTAGCGGGTCAGATACTTGACCCCGCTGACGTTGGTGGTCGAAGAAAGAAAACTTTGGCAAGTGAAGGCAACAACATCATTGCCCTCGTCTCTGACGCTAACTCTGCATTCAAGAAACTCAGCAGTCGAGACCAACAAATACTCATGTGGAAGTTTGGTAACGGCTTGAGTAGTCAGGAGATTGCTGACCAGTTGGGTGTGACTCGGCAGCGCATAGACCAACTCCTTCGTCGAGGAGTTAGGAAAATGATTGAGTCGTTGGGTGGGGCCAACCCTCGGTCATAACAACTGAATAGGGAGAGGGGACGTGCTCTGTGTGGGGTAGCACGTCCCCCCTCTTGTTAGGCAGGGACGAGGCGCAGGTACTATCTCGCCTACCAGGAGCGGGGGTCGCTCAACTGGCAAGGTCATGGATGTCCTTGGCCCGAGTATCATTGGCTTTTACGCCTCGCCCCTTAGTCAAGGTTGGCTAACCATTCAGGGTTCCTCAGTCGTATGACTTCAAGACCCGTACCTGTCCGGTCTTCGGTTGATCCGCACAACTTCTTTGCCGCTGTCCTGGCTGGCTTCTCTGTCGTCCATGTGCCGATCCCTAGGATCGGTGTCTTCGGGTCGAGGCGTGCGACGATGGCCCACCTTTCCCGACCCTGCTCGATCTCCATGACTGCATCGACAATCTCCATTGCCATCTCGATTGCCTCTTCGCTTGGCTCAGGTTCGAGGATCTTTGCCACGGCTTTGACTGACCTGCTGTTTCGAGATGGCATCAGCCCTCCCCTCTGTGTATCCGTGTTCCTTGCCGACGAGGTAGCCGTCGTGATGTACGACGACTACCCCGACAACAATGCCAATCATTATCAGAATGATAGCAAGTCCCTCACTCACCCTGCACTCTCCCCACCTTGTTCCAACAGCCACAACAGGTAAGACTCCTGGGACTTGATGGTCACCTCGTAACCCTCACGCGCCATCTTCATCACGGCACTAGCCACGATTGCGTCAGCATGGGGGCCGTCCTCGACCACACCAAAACTGAATGCCTTCGAGTCCCATATCTCGGGAACGAACGGGTCGCTTTCCCAGTAGGTTCCACGGTCGCTATCAACTTCATAGACAGTTACTTCTTTCATCCTGCCATCTCCTTCATGTCACGCCAGTAGTCTCTGGCTAGTTCATCGAACACATCTCGTGGGTGCAAGTTCACCTGCTGTGAGATGACTTGCACTCCAATCAACCTCTCCGAGAACTCGCTCAACACATAGTCGATTGACTTCTCGTAGAACATTTGCAACTTGGATGAGACTTCCATCCATGATGACGAGTACCTGACGGTCTCGACAATGAACCGATGAGTTGCCTCATCGTTATCCCATACGAGACCGATGTCTCTTACTGCTTGGTCGGTGCTATTCATACCTTTGCTCCTTCTTTTATGTGTTCGAGAACCAGCAATAGATCACTGGCGATGATGGCTGCGTAGTTGTATTGGTTCGCTTCGATGGCGTGGGTCACTGATGCGAGGTGTTGCCTCGCCAACTTGTGAGAGCAGTGAGTCCAACCCTGATCGCACAAACCACAAACCCACTCGTCACTGTTCATACCGTCTCCTTCACTGGTGCTGGTAGTGCCTCGATGATGCGGTGGTGCCACATCCAGAAGTTGTTTTCCAACCGCTCACCGAAGGTGCGAACGTGATCCTTGAAGTCGATCAGGTTCGGCTCGTAGATCCCCTTCATTGGCTTGTCGCCTGGGTTGACTGCGATATCCCGCAGTAACCTCCAACCCAGTTCGACTGTGTTAGATCCCGAGTAACCACACATGAGCGGGATGAGGATGCGCTGGTCAGGCTGACTGCGCCAACCAACACCCTCTGTGCAGATGACTGCCCATTGTTGCTCGGGTATGTACCCGTTCTCATCTTCAACAGGCTCGACCTCGGTGAACACCAAGTCGTAGGCCAAGCCCCAGCCTTCATGTCTTACGTCTTGCATGGATTTGCCGAACTGTGCAGCGAACACCTTCAACGCTGCTGTCTCGGTGCGCTTCTTATCAAGTAGGTAAACCAACTTGCTCTCTCGTTCTGCGTATCTACTCATTTGTCTTTCCCTTTCTTTTCATGGCACTTGCAAGTGCAAGTGACCTCAATCCCAAGGACGATCCCTGGGCCTGGACAACGGTCACAATCTGGCTGTTGACCGTGGTGTTTCTTGCAGTAACTACTGACAGGCATGACTACTCCTTACATCACCCTGCATTGTGACTGAAGATGATCGAGCAGTTCGCCTTTGAGTTGCTGGTTCTTGTAGGTACGGAGGCAGTCGAGTGCAGCATGAGTGCTCATGCTTACCTTCTTGTACCCCACAACATCATGGATGGATCTCGCTTGAGTGAGGATCTCTAAATGTGGTGGAGCAAACATCCGTGCCCTACCCCGCAGTTGCGGGTCACGCAGAATGTCAGTCGCTATCTCTGCGATAGGCCGTCGGACCATAGAACACCTCCGTTACTTCATCTAATGGAACGATGCGCTCGTCGATGCGGTCGATGACCGCTTGCCATGCGGCAGCGATGAGCACTTCGCTTAGTGATACCTCGTCCTCGATGAATGTCTCGTGGACAAGTTCACCGTCTTGCGTTACTTCAACGTGGTACATCATCCTCCTTTACAAAGCCGCACTCGGGACAGCACCAAGCGCAGGACGTTGGACATTCGCTGTCGTCCAGACAATCCATTCCAGTTTGAGTTTGCTTCTTGCACTCGTAACAGTAACTCGTCTGCTCTTCTGTGTCTAACATTTGCCTCACCTACCCTGCAATCTCTTCGTTGCAATCGGGACACAGCCACCCTGTTAGGTGCTGGTCTGTTCTGTCACACATGGCGCACATCGCATCAGGTGGATAGGCCATCACGCCTTCTCCTTTTACCATTGTGGGCTGAACTCTCCCCTGCTCATTACTGCTACAGGGTGCTGAGCGTTCGGGTCGATGTCGGGATCAACGTCGTCATCTTCTTCATCTTCGATGTCATCGAGGTAGCACCAGCCGTGCTCATGTTCACAACCAACATGCTTATTGATGTAGTCGTAATCGGGTGTGTAATCGCAACCCAAGCCGTCGGTGTGACCGCAGCATGGGTAATCCTCGCACCTACTCATCATCCTCCACCTCGTCTTCCTCTTCTTCCTTGTGTGTTGTCCATACCTCGGCAACCATCTCAACGTCGTTGATAGCCTGCTCAAGTGCTTCCTGGTGTGCGTCGCTTTCGTTATACTCTTCGATTGTGTATGTGTCGGTGTAGTGCAACCTAACTTTCACTTCATAAGTATTCACTTACTCAACCTCCTTATCTAGTTCTTCTTGATGATCTTTGATTGCTTGCCTCAAGTGATCCTCGATAGCGAGGAGGACCACGATGGTCATGCGTGTAAGGATTGACTGGAATGGAGTGAACAACTCCGCAGAACCCCACTCAAAGTCTTGAACCTCTGGGCTGCTGTTCCAAATGTCTATCACCTCGCTATGCCAGATGACGAACTCGCAACCATCAGCCGTCTCGTGAACCCACCTATCAACGTCATCACCAGGCAGGTCACCACTCTCAAAGGCATCCACTACCCACGAGTCGAGGGTCGCTTTCACCTCATCCCACTTGTTACTCATCGAAGGAACCTCCCCTTTGAGCCAAAGGCTCGGTCATACGAGGCTCGTTCCAGTTACGGACGACATACTGATGGGCGCTCTGACTGCTCTCTATATCTACTGAATCGGCTTCGTACAGCCCAACCTCGTATCCGTGGGCAAAGAAAGTCTCATTGAAGAATCGAATGAGACCTTCCTCGTCGTTGAACATGAGGTTGAGAACGAACGGTTTGTTACTCATACCTACCTTTCTTGTTGAACGATCTGTCCAACATGGCGAAGGTCAGAGCCGAAGCCCTGACCTCCACCATACTCACAGATCCGTCAATCATGCTGCATTTAGCACTCAACCACATCGCTTACTTGATAGTCGTCAATGGTGATTATGTGGTCACCCTCTCTCACCTCCGAGTTAACTAGGCTGTCGTCAATGTACGAACTAGCCTCATCACCGACGATTGACTCCGCATCTTGCTCGTTGCGTGCTGTCACGGAGATAGTGACAGGCACCGTCATCGTGACTGTCACATCAACGGTTACGTCATACTCCTTCTCACGAGGAGAGATGTAAGCGATCTTCGACTCGCCATTGAACTGGTCTATGAACTGGTCGTACTCATTACACCAGTTACGGCTCTCGGCCTCCTGCTCAAGCATCGAACCGATCAGGTCAATGTCTGAGGAGTAATCCCGCTTCTGCTTCGTCATCTCCCAAAGCCGCATACTCACGCTGTGAAACTCATGGAACAACGTGGCACGAGTTTCCGACTCGGGATTGGGGACAGACTCAGCAAATGTCCACGGCAAGCGGGTACTCCTACCAGCAGGCATCGCAAACTTGACCTGCTCTGTGTCGTCAGGCTTCTGCCGTGACTTGACCTCACCCGTGACCACGACGCTGCCTTGAGAGTGATCCTCACCGTAAACCCAAGCAACATCAGTGACCGTTACTGTGTGTTCGGCAATAGATTGAGCATCCCTGAGAGAGTTGTAGCGATCCCAACGGTACTCATAAGGGAACTCTGGCTCATTACCGACCAGGATCTTGTCACCAATCATGGGGACGAAAGCGATCTGGTCGAAGTGAACCCAGCGATATTCGTCAGACCCCTCCTCACGGAAGTACCAGCGATCCTCACCGCTTTTGTAGTTAGCGTAACCCTTCTTGCCAATCATCGCGTCGGTGTAACCAGCCACGCTTGGTGCCTTTATGAACGCACGCGACTCGTTGTATCGAAGGGGGTTGCTCGATACAGCATCATCGTAAGTAATCGTACTCATTCTTACTCCTGTTATCTCACCATCTATGCACGTTACATAGATGAGAAGGAGGGCAGGTTGCCCTGCCCCCCAACTCACTCATGCACCCTGCTATTACCTCAGTAAACGCCCACCCCTAACATTTGATGAGGCGTGCGCTCGAAGTTCACATCTTCTAAATAATCTAAGACTTCTTCAGCGTCCAAGTTGTCGGGGACACTTACAACTACACAATCTTCTACGGGCATGTAAGTACCCGTTCCTTCGTGATACCAAACCATGCTCATACCAACTCACGCTCTCCTTCATTGATCTCCCATGCTGCACGTTGAGCAGCGAACTCAGTCATGAAGTCACCTTGAGAGCCGTCACCACCCTCATTCCTCGTCGGCAAGTGGATCAGTTCATAACCGTAGTTGCCGTTGTAAGGGTCATGAACAATCCACCACTCACCATCAGAGGAGAAGAACTCCACTCGTTCCATGTCATACCTCGCAATCGTGTCCGTAGTGCCATTCCTGACGGTCAATCCCATCAGCCATATCGAACACTCGATCACACTCCTCGCACTTCTGATACAAGCCAATGCCCAGCATTAGTCGAGCCTGCTCTCTACCCAAGCGTCAATGTCATGAGACTGAAGCACACCAACAAAGGCATGGGCATAAGCACACTTGATCTCATACGATTGACCGCCCTCATGGACAGAGATAGCAAGCCCACTCGGGTAGCCCTTCCGAGCCACACCAGCAGCCTTAGCCCATCTGCCCCAACCTGTATTGCCCTTGAAGCAGATAGAAGCGAAGCCACACACACCTTGAGGGACGTAGTACGTCGGCTTAGTCTCGTCAATCGTGTCATCGAACAGCGACTTCGCTGTCCCCACGATCATCGGAACCGGAACCTTCGCATTGGCGGCTTCCATAGCAGCCTCATGCGCCTCAATGTAGATGGCCCCATAGTTCTTGTCATACCAACTCATCTTGATACCTCTTTCTCTTGAACGTAGCGTTGTTGCCACGCTCAGGGAAGCCACCCGAAGGTGGCAACCCTCAACTTGGCAAGTTGCTTCTGATGTTGGCGATGTGCTCTTGATGTTGCTTGTCTTGAAGGTGCTTCACTTGTCGCAAAGCGAGCAGATGGATACACCATTGCAAGTAAGGATCAGTCCGTAACGCCTGCTGTCTACTGTCCTTGCCGCCCGTAAAAAGGGTGGTGCTGTGATAGTCGCCGTCCTCGCCGAAGCGAGCGACAACCTGAGTGCCCCGACCGTCCCAACCTTGGTGAACACAGACGTAGCAGTCCCACCTTCTCTGCTCCCTCTGAAGTTCACCATCAACCCTCGGCACCCACATCGTTTCTTCGATGATCTGCCCTATGGGTTCACAGTTGTCGCAATCGTGACGGTGGCGGTACTGCGGAAGCCTTGGCGTTTCGATGTATTCCATGACCTCGTACACCATGCGGCGGCCCTCGTCACTCATCACTTACCCTCTCGATTACAACCGCCTCGACTACAACGTCGTCGTAGCCGTCGTTCTTGAGGATCTGAGCAGTTAGGTCTGCCGCCTCTTTAGTCATGTAGTAGTCGGCCTCTACGCCACCAACCCACACAACAAAGTGCGCTTCACTCCTGGTACTCATCTCGCTACTCCTAACTCCCTGGTGATCTGCCAGGGTGAAAGACAGGGGCCGAAGCCCCTGCCTAACAGAATGGCAGATAACTAGATCACCCTGCAATCCATTCAGGCTCAATCTCCTTGTAGGCGGCAATCTCAGCCTCATGGACAGCCCTTTCTTCAGCCTGCTCAGCAGCCAACTCTGGGTCGGTCGGCTGGCAACCAGTCATATCGAAGGGCACTTCGTAGCCGTCAGATGACGACATGCACAACTGAGCCAAGAACCAGTTAAACTCGTCTTGTGCCCTGACTGCTGCGGTGTCTGCGTCACCCGCTTCGGTAACGATGTGGATAATCGCTTCGACCTTTGCGTCGTTTCTGACGTAACGATAGGTAGTACAATGCTCCATCGTGATACTCCTTGATCGCTAAGTTGGCCTATCTGACCAACTGAAAGAGCCAGGGTCGAAACCCTGGCCCAATCAGAACGTCAGACCTAATACTTGTATCCAGGACAGTCCTGCTCACCAAGAAGGTGTCCCTCGGCGTAGCACACCGGACAGACCCACTTGATATCCCTCTGCCGCATACAGACTTCGAGAGCCATCGGCAGCGGAACCCTGCTCGACGACGACAGACCCTCGAACCGTGGGAAGTACCGCCGAAGGTCAGTCAGAACGTCCCTCGATAACAGACCGAGGAACATCGCAACCTCGTAGACTCTCGGCCCACGTTCCACCGTCCACTTCTGCTTAGCCATACTGATCTCCTTTCAGAGGCTCATCAGCACCGTCATCAACGGTGGACACCCCCGAAGGGGTGTTTCGCCTTTAGGCATTTGACAACTTGCGGATCAGGTCAGAAGCCCCACCCTTGGTCTTGACGTTGGGCAGGTCAGCGATCTTGAGCGACTGCTCGTAGCAGAGCGTCGAGATCTTCCTGATCTGAGCAGCCGTAGCAGGGTCTTTCCGCCAATCCCTCTTAGGCTTGACCGTCCTGGTCTTGCCGTTGGCGAGGGTCACGGTGAAGGATTGCTTAGCCATTTTGATCTCTCTTTCATCTTGCAGGGTGTAACCGGCAGGGTGTTCTGTCGGCTACTTCCATTCCATCATGCACGTCAAATCAGGGGGGCATACCAGGGCAAAACGGACACTCCAGGGGGCACAGGGGACAGGTCCGTGCTCAAGCCCCAGGCAAAGAGGGAATAAGCCACAAAACGGACAGCACACTACCCCAATAGGTGCAGAAACGCACGACCTGGGGGGGTTTTAAGCAAGCCCCCCCGTGGGGTGTGTACAGACCTGAGAAAAATTTTGACCAGAAACCCGCGTGTTTGCAGGGTGTTGAAAGTTTTTGTTTCTTGGGGGGTTGCTTTTTGTGAATTGCCAGACTACAGGGTTATTAGTAGAAGCCTTTTTTTACTAAGCCTCCCCGCCTTTAGGGGAGGCGGCGGGTCGGCTTTGTTTGTGATTGTTCGACCGAGTTCCGCGAGGTCGTGGGACGCTCGCGTCACTTTGAGCAGGTAGAATATGGGAACGGTCACAACGTTCCTGTGATTTATCCCCACTTTTAGGTGGGTGAGTTATGTCCAGAGTGAGTTCGTTACTGCGCTCGTTTGATCCGTTCGCTTCCTGCGTCAGCGACGCTGCGATTTTCTACGCGGTGGAGGAGAAGTCCTCCGCATGGTGGGATCGGAACGTTTGGCATTTTGTTCGGCTTGATGGTTCTGGCTGCGCCATTTGGCGCGGCGCATTGCAGGCCAATCAGAACATTGGCGGTAGGTCTTTATCTCACCCGTTGGTCGAGTTGAAGGTCGCCGGTTACACATCTTTTATCCCGTTGAGGACGCGCCGGTTGTTGTGGGCGTGGGCGTATGGGTACGAGACGCTGCCCGATGGGAAGCAGACAGATTTCTCCACCGACGAGGTTATCTCGATGACCTGCTGGAACCACTTGTGCGTGAGCGCACAGCACATGGAGAAGGTTGATCGGACGGAGTTGGGTTACAAGACATGGGCCAAGGAGACAGGTCAGGTCGCCGGGTAGTCGGTACTGAGGTTGCGAAGGGTGAACTGCTCGCCCTTATCCGTTCGGGTGAGCGGGTGCGTGACGCGCTGCGGAAGATCGAGAGGTCTCGTTCCTGGTATCAGGATCAGCGTAGGCGTGACTCCGACTGGGCGGCTTTGTGTGACTTCTCCCGCCATAAGCGTCTTGAGTTAGTTGCCTCGAATACTGAGAAGGTCGGGTTCTCCGAGTTCTCCGAGAAGTACCTGGGTGTGAAGGTGTGGCCTCACATGCAGAACGTGGTCGATCTCATGGAGGGGCGCGACCCAGGGTGGCTGCACCCGAGCATGGTGTACGAGAAGGGCACTTCTGGACTGAGCCGGTTGCTCGTTAACGTCCCGCCCAATCACGCGAAGTCGATGACCGTGAGTATTAATTACGCGACGTATCGGGTGTGCAAAGACCCGAACATCAACGTGATTATCGTGAGCAAGACTCAAGATCAGGCTAAGAAGTTCTTGTACGCGATTAAGCAACGGTTGACCCACCCCCGCTACGCGGAGATGCAGGCGGCGTTCGGCCCTACTGACGGGTTCAAGGCTTCCGCTGATGAGTGGTCTGCTACCCGCGTTTACTTGGGGGGCGACCGGGACAGCGACTCCAAAGACCCAACCATCGAAGCCATCGGCATGGGTGGAATGATTTATGGATCGCGTGCGAACCTCATCATCCTCGACGATGTTGTGACGCTAACCAACTCGTCCGATTGGCGTAAGCAGCAAGACTGGATCAGGCAGGAAGTTGCGTCCCGTCTCCCACCGAGGGGCGGTCAGTTACTTGTTGTTGGTACCCGCGTCGCCTCGATTGACTTGTATAAAGAGTTGCGTAACGCGGAGCATTACACGGACGGGAAAGTCCCGTGGAGTTACCTGGCTATGCCAGCCGTGTTGGAGTCCAAGGAAGACCCGAAGGATTGGGTGACCTTGTGGCCTAAGTCCGAGCAGACACTCATGGAAGATGATGTGCCGGACGAAAATGGAAACTTCGAGCGGTGGAGTGGCGAGCGCCTATCCCAAGTTCGTAACGAGGTCGGGCCGAGTAAGTGGAGCCTGGTCTATCAAAATCTTGACGTAGCCGAGGACGCGATATTCGATCCCGTCTGCGTAAAGGGTTCCGTGAATGGCATGAGGAGTGTTGGCCCCCTGTCGTCCGGTGTCGCTGGTCACCCGAAAGACCCTGAAGGCTTCTACCGGGTGGTTGGTATTGATCCAGCGATGAGTGGCGATACGGCTTCCGTCGCCTATGCCGTAGACCGGAGAAGTGGTAAGCGTTATGTGATGGATGTCGATGTGATGACATCGCCTTCGCCAGCCGCGATCAGGACGCTGATTCGTAATTGGGCAGAGCGGTACAGACCGCAGACTATTGTTGTGGAGTCCAATGCGTTTCAGTTGTTTCTGACTCAGGACGAGGAAATCAGATCGTTCCTGGCAAGCAAGGGAATCTCTTACCGGCCCCATCACACAGGCTCAAACAAGCAAGACCCTGAGTTCGGTGTGGCCTCCCTCGCTCCCCTGTTTGGTTCAAAGACGACGCGAGAAGGTCAACTAACCACGAAGCACGCTGGCGACAATCTCATCGAGTTGCCTGCCACTACAAATGAAAACGTCAGGAAACTGGTCGAGCAACTAATCACCTGGCAGGCGGGGGTTCCCCCGAAGAAACTGAAGCAAGACGCTGTGATGGCTTTATGGTTCGCCGAACTTGTTGCTCGTGAGCAGTTGTTCCGCATCAACAGCAACTACCAAACAAATTTCATGTCTACTGAGTTCGTTACCAGGGGCGATAGAAGCGCCCAGTTCACGGTAAACCTCAATGATGTCATTTCCGTATAGAAGGTTGTATGGCGACGTATAACGAGCGTTTCGAGCAGATTCGTATGCGCTTCTCTGAGCGCGACAAAAAAATGAGCATGGTTGCCGAGGCGCGTAACGGGAACCTGGGATCGGTCTACCCCTCCCTGTTCCCCGAGGGCCAATGGTCCCAGCCCATCGTCGCCAACATGATCGACATTGTTGCTAAAGACTTGTCCGAGCAGATCGGTGTTCTCCCCACTATCTCCGCTTCCGGTGACTCAGCCCTCGATGAGAGTGCTCGAACGAAAGCCGACAAGCGCACGAAGATAGCGAACTACTACCTCGCCAAGTCGAAGATGAGTAGCGAGATTATTCGCGCCGCTGACCAACTGATTACCTTCGGTTTCGTTCCCCTGCGCGTGGAGCCAAACTTCAAGGACGGTGCTCCCCACATCAGCGTCGAGCACTCGATGGGCACCTACTGGGATCAAGACCGCTTCGGTGAGATGCGCGTCTTCTGCAACAGTTTCCGCAGGAAGGTCGGCGATCTAGCCGCCATGTTCCCCGAACTGGCAGACAAGATCCGCTCGTCCCGCCGCGACGACAACTCCTACATCAACGTTATCCGTTGGACAACCCCAGACGAGATCGTCATGTTCACGGAAACCGATGTAGTGCTGACTCGTCAGGAAAACATGATGGGTGTCATCCCCGTTGCCTTGGCGAAGCGACCCACGTTCGACGGAGGGGTATCTGGTCAATTTGACGACGTTCTGCCCGTGTATGCAGCAAAGGCACGGCTGGCGCTACTCATGTTGGAGGCCACTCAGAAGAGTGTTGAGGCTCCACTAGCAATCCCGCAGGACGTTACCCAGTTGAACGTGGGGCCGGATTCGGTCATCCGAAGCAACACGCCAGAGAAGATCCGGCGCGTAAGCCTGGATGTACCGCCTTACTCGTTCGCAGAGAACAACATTCTGAGCGACGAGTTGAAGTACGGAACTCGATTCCCCGAGTCACGAGCCGGTCAAGCCGACGGATCTATCGTCACAGGTCAGGGCGTGAAGGCTCTACAGGCCGCGTTTGACCAGCAAGTCAAGGTCTCGCAAGCCATCCTGGGTGAAGCATTGGGTGAGGCGATCAGCCTTTCCATGCGCTGCGATGAGGTTTACTTCAACAATCGCGTCAACCAAGTTTCAGGCAAGGTCAACGGAGTACCGTTCAGCCTCAAGTACACGCCGCGCACCGACATTCAGGGCAACTACGGCGTGAACGTTGACTACGGGCTTCTCGCTGGCCTCGATCCCAACCGTGCTCTAGTTTTCGCGCTACAGGCGCGGGGCGACAAGTTGATCTCACGATCCTTCACTCGCCGACATCTACCTATCCAGATCAACCCATCCGAAGAAGAGCGTGCGGTTGATATGGAGGACATGCGTGACTCTTTGAAGCAAAGCATTCAGGCTCTCGCTTCAGCGATTCCCGCTTTGGCTACCCAGGGTCAAGACCCCATGAAGGTTGTCAACTCTCTTGCGACCGTGATTGACGAGCGCAAGAAGGGAACGCCAATCGAAGAAGCGGTGAAGCAAGCGTTTGAGCCGCCCAAAACTGAACAGCAAGAACAGCAACAACCCCGAGAAGAACAGATTCCAGGGCTACCAGAAAACACAGCCATGCCGGGTGCGGAAGTCCAGCAGCCGCAGGCACCGATGTCTATGCAGAACCTTCTTGCAGGACTTTCCGGTTCGGGTAGCCCAGTTCTTAAGGGAAACATTCAGCGACAAATTCCAGCGTAGGAGAAAAAATGATTGGAACTCAAGGCGGTAACGCATCTGCACCTGTGGCGCAGCCCTGCAAATGCTCGCGTTATGGCGGTTCTGTGCCCGGTGGTGGCACTCAGCAGCGTCCCCAGGGTGACAAGCCCAAGGGTATCGGTGCTGGCGGCAGCAACCTGAAGTAGTTATGCCAGGAAATTACGACGACAGTATGGGTCGGCGCTTGGCTAAGAACTTTGGAATGAACTTGAAGCCGGGTAAAAAGCGTTACAAGTCGAAGAAGAAGAACGCGAAGCAGGCGATCCTTAAGGACGACGCACGCGGTTACCGCAAGCGTCGCGTTGAAGAACTGCGTGCCGACAAGAACCACGACATGTTGCAGCACTTCATTGGGAAGAACGCCACGCGCAAACCCCGTAACTAGAGGAAACAATGGCTAAGAGAAAATTTGGTGAGCCGCCAGGTCAAACCCGAACGAAGAGGCAAACCAAGAAAAAGGGAAACCGCTACTCGAAGTTCGGATTAGGTCCGGCTTTTGTGGGGGATGTCGCTAAGGGACTCGGTGAAGACCTAGTAAGTATGGGTAAGACCGCGTTCGATCCGCGCCTGCCATTCATGCGGGGGAAGGACGCTGAGAAGGCGAAGCGAGACGCTGCCCTTCTAGGGATGACCGTTATCCCTGGTGGCAAACTCATAAAGCCGATTGCCAAGGCAGCGAAGACCGCGAAGAAGACCACGAAAACTCCTGGCACTTCCACCGTCAAGAAGACGACGAAGAAGGCAGCCGAGAAAAAGGCAGCGGCTAAGAAGACAACCAAGAAGACCACGGCTAAGAAGACCCCTACTCTCCAACTTAGGAAAGTTCCCCCGAACTTTAAGAATCTTCCGCGCCCCAAGTCGGTCAAGCCCGGTGCTCCCAAGAAGCCCCAGTTTATGATTGATAAGCAACGGGCGGCAGACCTTAAGAAACTTGGTGACACGGGTAAGCGTGGTCGTCCACAGCCTAAGCCCAAAGATTTAAAGACAGACGCTCCTGGTGGTTCGACCAGCCCAGGGTTCACAAAAAAGCGTTCTCCTAAGTACGAGCCTGAGCCGACAACGGCTCGACCCGTTTCACCGGCTAAGAGCGGTGAGGCTCGCACTACCCCGATGAGCACCAAAGAGGTAGAGGACACTCTTGGTAAGTTGGGATTCAAGCGAAGCGAGACTGGACTCGAAGGCGCGTACAAGCGTTACAAGAGCAAAGGTCTTGACAAACCCAAGACCCGCACAAAAGGTGTAACAAAGAAGACCTCCGCTCAGCGCGAGGCTTCGGAAGCACAGGTCGAGCGCAGGAAGAAGGCTGGTGGCAGTCAGGCATTAAAGGACGCGATCAGGAACCCGAAACTTGGTGGTGATGTTTCCATCGCCAAGATGTCTCCTGCTGAACTCAAGAAGGCTTTGTCTAACCCAAGAAGTTCTGAGTCTCGCCTAATGAAGACTCTTGAGAAGCGAGCCAGGCGCGGGAATCTGCGCGAAGGTGAGATGCAGGTTCTCAACCGGCTTCGGGATAACGCTCCGAAGGCAAGCAATCAAAGGCAAACCGAAGGCTTGATGCGAGATGGCATTCGATCCGTCGGTCAAGGTCAGGCAGAAGGTGGCTCTAAGGCTGGATTCGTAAACCCGCCGCGTAACGTCAAGGCCAGTAATCCGAAGTGGCGAGGCGAAGGCGGCAAAGACGCGCCGAAGGGTCCAGAAGGTAAATCCGGTACAGCCAAGCGTGGCGACAAGGTAACCGAGAGGGCTAAGGAAGAAGACGGCGTAACCCGCATTAAGGGTAAGGGCGGTCAAGCACGCAGGGTGATCGCACCAAGCACAGATGTTGCTGTTGCCCGTGGCGGTCCTCGCGGTCGCCGCGTTGGTGGGGGTGCCACATCTGGTCGTAAGCCAATCGCCCTCGGCTCCGGCAGGAGAACGCCAAGCAAAGATGTAGTTCGTGGCGAAGTAGTCCGTGGAGGTAGAACTAGCGGTGGCAGCAAGGGGCGCACAGCGAAGCCCGTTGATCTCAAGACCAGGCCCGTTGGTGGCGGTCGTGGAAGTTCCGGTCGCGGCCCTGCTGCTCGTGGTACTGCTGGTCGTGGTGCTGCTCGCGCTGCTATCGGATCTAGTGCTGCAAAAGGCAAGGGCAAGGGAAAGAAAGCCAGGGACATAACTCCTGTTGCTGCTGCTGTAGGTGCGGGTGGATTTGCCGCAAGCAAGGCAGGCGGCGTAGCCGAGAGGACTGCCCCGAAGGAATCGGACAAGGACAAGGTAACTCCTCGCCCGAAGAAGCCCACGAGCCAGTTGCGGGATAAGTACGGTCGCAAGATTGATCGCGCCGAGTTCAACCGACGCGAGGCTTACCGCAAGTCCCTTGAGGGTATGACCGAAGCGGAGAAGAAGAAGGCTCGCAAGGCCGAGATGAAGCGCCGGGAGGCGTACCGCGCCCGTAAGGGTAAGGGAGCGAACATCATTACCCGCAACCTTGACCTGAAAGAAGGCGTATCTAGCCGCAAGGTCAACAAGGAAATGAAGGCTGCTGCCGGTAAGGGTGGCAATCGTCAAGCGGCAATCGACGCTCGAAAGAAGTACCAGAGAAAGAAGAAGTAATGCCCGGTCGAGTCTTTTGGAAAAACCCAAATCCCACGAAGAAGAAGAACCGGAAGAAGATGACCCCAGGCGAGAAAAGCGAGGCGGCTCGTCGAGCAAGCGCCAAGGGTCGTCGCTACCCGAATCTCGTGGATAACTCAGCGGTCATTCGCAAGCGTAATAAGTAGTAGGAGGTAGTCGTGCCGCCTGGTGGATACCAAGCACCACGAAAGCCTGCACCCGTAAGCGGCCCTGGTGCGCTATCAGAAAGAACTGACGGCGCACCGGGGCAATCAATTAAAGACTTGCCCAACGCCGGGTACGGAGAGCAGAAGGACTTCCAGCAATTACAGAAGTCGGCAAAGATGGCGAAGGCTGCCTCGATGCCAAAGGTCACTCCGCTTGATGCTCCTACGGAACGACCGGACGAACCGATTACCGAAGGTAACTCGCTGGGTCCAGGTCGAGGGCCGGAGTCTTACGGGATTTCACGCAACGTCTCAGAACTCTCGCAGATGGAGATAAGTGATATTGCCCAGTCGTTACCTCTGTTGGAGGGGGCGGCTAACGATCCGAACGCTCCGCGTTCATTTGTCCGATTCGTTCGCTACTTGAGAGACAATGCCTAGCCTTCCAGAAGATATTTCCGCAGCCGTAGACGCTTTAGGTGTTGAGCCTGTCGGAATTATTTGGGGTATCGGCATGACTCCGTGGGAGTCTGCTGAGCAGCGTGACTCATTCCTTCGAGCCATTACTGGCGGTCGAAATGGGTAGGTTCATTGGTGACGAAGCGGCAACCTTGACTCCTGCCGATAATCTCGGTAAGCCAATCAAGGATGCGTCAGAAGAAACTCGTCAGCAGATGATTGAGGCTGATCGAGTGCGGCAACGAATGGCCCTTCAGGAAGAAGCCGAAACTCCCAATCTCGTTCAGCGATTCCTCAATCCCGCCCTAAACGCTGTTGATTCCGGCATCGAAAAAATAGATAACTTTTACAAAGAGACGGAACAGAATTACACCGCTCTCATTGATTTTGCTGGTAGCGCAGTTACGGGTAATGAGCGACTAACGCTGGAAGATACCTACAAGGTCTCCCCCGGTCAGGCTATTGAAGCGAACATAGAGGCTCTATTCGATGACAGCGTTCGGTTGGCTGACGATGACTGGCGTGAGTCCCAATGGGGTGTGTCTAACCGCAACCCACTCGATGATGACTTCAATGTCAACTATTCGACTGGTGCCCTTGACTTCGCCGTTGACTGGTATCTCGATCCACTTGTCCTCGGGTCCAAGTTTACAAAGGTTCTACGTTTCGGTACGGCATTCGGTAAGCCCATTCCTGGCATGGCGGGTGGCCTAACGCACCGCTTAACATCCGGCAAGGCTGGCGCAAAAGTAATACAGCAGGTCGGTAATGACATTGACCAGGCAATCGCCAACCCCAGTAGTCAGGTGGGAAGCGTCGGCAAAATAAATCAGATGGCTAGGGATCTAGCCAAGAACGATTACAACTACGCGCTCACGGTGCGAGAGTTTCGAGGCCCAAATCAGGGAGCCTTGGCTACGGCAGCGTCATTGATAGATGACGAGAGAACCATGAAGGTGTTTCTCGGGGCGATGACTGGTTCGCAGCGCCACATTGACGAACTGGCGAACATCAGGAATGACATCTACACGAATGTTATGAAGTTGGCTCATCCTGATGTGTACGAGCGTCTTGCGGTGCATACGGCAGAGTCGAAAATGCCCGTCGCGCTAGAGCGTTTCCTCGAACCCGGCGCTGACGGCGTGAAGCGCATCGAGGCTATGGCTGACAATAGCGAAGAGTTCGCCGACATCCTCCGTGAAATGGGGTACGGCTACAGACTTAAGGGAGTTAAGGCCGCTTCCCGTCTTTCGCAGGAAGTCGGCGGCGGTGCGGTCATTCGAGACTGGCGCAGCCCTTACCAGTCTGCTTTGTACAAGAAGCGCAATGCCCGTAAGTTGCAAGCGGAGAAGCGCGGCACCTCACCGGCTGCACGCGAGTTTATGTACATAGACAACTTCGGTATTCCCCTTCGCCTGTTGTCTGCCACCAAGCAGTTCCTTACTGGCAAGGAGACCAACGGCCTCGTCCAGGTGAGGGGCTTGGAGGCCGGTCGAGGCTTTACCGAGATCAGGGCAGTCGGAACTGACTCCTCGGTTCTGCGTAACTCTGGTTTCGAGCGTGAGGCTTTGGAAATCTGGGGTAAGGCTGTAACCCCAGACGAAAAGTTTGTTGCGGTCAAGGAGATCGAGAACCGGGCTTTCGAGATCCAGGTCGCTCACTACCTTGGTAAAAGCGATCTCGGTGAGCAGGTGAAAAAACTGTCCGACGAGGATCAGCGCAAGGTGATGAAGGATCTTAACGATCTTCGTAGTGACTTGTACAAAAGGATTGATAAGCGACGGGCTGAGATTCTTCGGATCGCTCGTGACCCGAAGCGTGCCTACGCCACATACATTGACCCCGATAATGGCGTTCAGGTAGTTTTGGATAAGCGTCTGCGCTCGCAGTTATCTGTTGCTGAGCCGATGCTGGACATGAAAATGTTGCAAAAGACCGCTCGCCTTCTTGTCAGGGACTTTTCTAAGCAGTACGACTTAACAAACGATCTACTGTCTGCCGGTAGTAGGACAAAAGTTCCCGGCGTGGGCAAGGGTCAAGGCTTCCGAAATTGGAGCGTAAACACGCTCGATACCACTCTCGCCTTGTGGAAGGCTACTGTCCTAATCCGTGCGGGTTACACGCAGCGCAACCTTTTCGAGAACTCTCTACGTTCCGTTGCCACTATCGGCATCTTGCCGATGATCGCCAGAATGCCTGGTGGTGTAGCGAAGATAACGAACAACACCTACAAGCGTGGCAAGAACAGAACCATTGTGAAGCGGTGGAACCGCCTCGCTAATGAAGAGGCTGAAAAGATCGCCAACTTTAAGGCTCGCATTGCTAGGGGCACTCTTGGTCTTGATGACCAACTAGCGGAGTCAGAGCAGCAACTCGCCGCCCTTTTGGAAAAGATTCGTAAGACCGAACTTAACCTGACCGGGGACGCGCAGAAAGTATTTGGACTGGAACTATTCAAGGCAACGGGTATCAGGGTTGGGGACGAGTGGTTCACTCCCTGGGATGACGTTACTCGTGACCTGACTTCGATGGGAAACACCAATCGCCAGACCTTGAACGCCCTGATTGATGGTGAGTCTGACCTGCTGGTTGACAGCCAAAAGTACATCATGGTCAACCCTGGCGACCCGCAGTATTGGGACGAGTTAGTCCAGTCAGGTATTCAGTTTGTTGAAGATGAGGTTACTAAACGAGTCCTGCAAGGCCAGAGCGCAGAGTCCATCATCAAGTGGATGAAAAGCCCCAATGCTCGCTACTACCGAGACGACATGAAGACACCCATTCGCGGTGTCTCCGACTACGTTGCAAATCGAGTTGAGATGGTCGAACGGTACCTGCCAACGGAGAAGTCCAGGCAGATGGTCCTCGATGGAAACGTCTCCCCCGCTCAACTCAAGGCCGAACTGGGGAATCTAATCGAGTCAACGATAACCCCGCTCAGCCCGATTCATGGTCGGGAAGTTACGGAAAAAGTTAGAAACTGGGGATTTCGACCCGTTACCAATTGGGTCTTCAACCTCATCGGTGATCTACCGGAGACACATCTGAATCGGCAGCCCTTCTACGACACCGTATGGAGGAAAGAGTTCAACGCTCGGGTCGCTAACGCACGGGAGCAGGGAACGGAACTTAGCAAGGAAGTCCTTGAGGGGATCAACCGCGCAGCAAAGGCACAGGCTTTGCGGGATCTGAAGGAAACGCTGTACACCATCGAGCAATACTCGACGATGGCTAAGTACCTGCGCTTCATTATCCCCTTCTTCCCTGCCTTCCAGAACACGGCATCAACGTGGGCGAGGATCGTTGCGCGAGACCCTGCTGTCATTCCACGCGCCGATACATTATGGAACCTCCCCAACTCCCTGGGGATGGTGGTGGATGATGACGGAGAGGTAGTTCCTTACGACCGTTACGGCTTCATTCGCGGTGGTGAGTCCAACTGGATCATCATGCCTCAACCCGTTCGGGACTACTCGATAGAAAAGTTCGGCATTCCTTTCGATGTTCCGCAGGGAAGCCTGAACGTTGCTTTCCCCGGCGAGACTCCTTACTTGCCTGGGTTCGGGCCGCTCGTAACTATGCCCGTGAACATGTTCTTGGCAAACAAGCCAGATGTGCAAAAGATAGTTCGTGAAACCATTGGCGAAACCTTTTACCAGAACATTGTCCCGTTCGGCAGGACTGAGCCAGAAACTTGGAAACTCGCGGCACCTGGCGGGTGGCGCAAACTTTTGAATTGGCAGGGCGGGGAAGGTAACGACGTTTACCTAGGTATCGGTGGAGCGATCATGCGAGACGAACACTTCCGCTGGGCCGAAAGTGGAGGGTTGCCCGACGAGAAATACTCGGCAGAAGGAGTCATTGAAAAAATCAATGCCTACTTCACGATGAGCGTTCTCGCCTCATTCGGTGGTCCGGTATCTATTTCCCCTGGATCAGCAAACGCTCTCGCGTTGGGTTACTGGCGCAGGCTGCTGGAAGACCCGACGCTTACTTACGACGAGCGCCTAAAGCGACTTGAGGACAAGTTCGGTCCCAACGCTGCGGTGTTGGTTACGTCCACCTCGGAGAAGGTCAAGGGTGTCGGCTACACGATGGAGGAGTACCAGCAGCAGAAGAAGTACCAGGATGTAGCCAGGGACTTGGGCAAGATTGACCCCGACCTTGTAGGTCTTATCAGTTCTGGTGTTCCCGCTGGTGAGTTCGATCAGGGTGTTTACACCGCTTTGGGCATGGAAGAGGTGCCGGGAACTGGTGTTCCCTACCGGGAAAAGAAGTCCTTAAGTGCAATGGAAAATGACCTTGCCTTGAGTACCGCTTGGGATGAATACAACGAGATGAAAGATGCTCGGGATGCGGCGCTAGATGAGATCGGTGCGAGCATTAACAGTAACGCCGCTCGCGGCATCCGTGAGGCTTGGAACTATTTCAAGTACGACTTCATGGAGCAGAAGCACGGACAGGCGTGGGCTACTGCTATTAACGGGTTCGATCTAGACCAGGGTAGAACGTTGCAGGGCATCCAGGTTCTCCTTAATGACGAGAAATTTATGAGCGAGCACGGCAATACGCCGATGTGGATGCAGGTTCGTGAGTACATGGAAACCAGGGCTGCGGGACAGCAGGCCATTGCGGAGGGCGCTGACTCTGGTTCGGTGAACGATATGTGGGCCGTCTACCGGGAGCAGGTTAGGTACTCGTCACTCTTGTTTAGTGACTTCTTTGATATGTACCTCGATAACGATGACGTTATTAGAGATTACGCGGCGGTGGACTGATATGACGATTGACTTCACAGGGACGGGTCAGGGATTAAGCCTGACGGGTACGAACTTCGAGAGCAAAGTAGACGAGTTCAACAGAAAATTTAGGGAAGCGACGGGCATGAACTCCGGTTCTGTCGGAAGTGACCCTACCGAATTTGCTGTCCCTGTCGGCCCTGGTCGAATGGTTGGAACAGACACGTTCGTTAACCCTGACGCTCCTTACATATCTCTGTATGACGCTCGCCGCGAAGTGTTCCCAACGATGACGAACACCGAGATCAAGCAAAAACTCTTGGAAATGAAGGCGACTGACCCGAAGCAATACAAGGATTTTCTCGACTTGATGGATAAGTCTGGATATGACGACGTTGATGAAATGCTTCAGGGGGCCGCTCTCGCTAAGCAGGATGTGAATGAGTTCCTAACCAGTCGCGCAGACATGGGTTTGTTTGGTTCTGGCTCGGGTGGTCCGACGACCACGGTGACAACGAACGAGTCCAATCGTGGTCAGGCGTTCACGACAGTCAACCCGCAGTTTGAGGCTGGCCTAGGTCGTCAGGTAAACCCCGATGAGGTCGCAGATTTTCAGAAGACTCTTAACCAGTTCGAGCGTGCAAACCCGTATGTGACGACTTCCGGTAGGGGTTTCTCTAAGACTACTGGTGGGTTCAACCCCGCTGAACTGGCTCGGTCTTACGTCCAAGGGCAAGAGGATTACGCAGAGTCTCAGGTTGCGTCGAACTTCCTTGGTGTTCTTGATGGCATTCTTGCAGATCCAAGAAATCGACCTGGCCCTGATCTTCAGGAGCGCATGTCGAGGATGGGCTACTAATGGTCTACAACCCGTTGGATGAAAACAACGACGGCAAGGTCTCCAAGAAGGAGATGAAACGCTTCAATAAAGGGAAGCGCCAAATCGACACCTTTGAGACTGAGAAGTATGCACAGCAGTTCGGGTACGGAGCGGCCTACCTTGACAAGAACCCGCAACTCATTGCTCTTTTCAATGAGATGATTGGTGATCTTGTCACCGATGCCTCCATCATTGAGGCTCGCATCAAGGGAAGCGACTGGTTCCGTAAGTACAACGCTGAGTGGCAGGAGAAGGACAAGCAGCGTTCGGAGTTGGGCGAGGACGCTTTCAACGCGATCATCGACAACGATGTCGAGGAGTTGCGTAAGAGGTTCGAGGCTCGCGGTGCAACCGTTCCTCCTGACGAGGTTCTTCGAGACTTGGCTACTAAGTCCTTCTACGGAGTTTCAGAGCGTCGTAAGAGTTACGAGGATTACGACGAAGAATGGCTCGACGACATCGTTAATGGCTACGTCAACTTCGATAACACCCAGATGGTCGGTGGCATTGAGGTCTTCGATTTCGACGGTGAGGCGGGTGTTAAGTCAGATGAGTTGTATCAACTTGCTCGGAACTATGGCATTGACACCTCTATGTCGAACACCGCTTTTACTTCTTGGTTTAGAACGACCCTCAATCGTTACCTCGATGGTGACATCAAGAGGGATGCTCTGGATCAGGAACTTAAGGACATGGCTAAGGGCTTGTACCCAGGTCTCGCTAAGCAGATTGATAACGGGTACGACGTTGTTACCGCTATCAATCCCTACCAAAAGGTGATGGCTCAAGAGTTGGAACTTCCTGATCTTGACTTCAATGACCCGCTCATGCAGAGAGTCGTGAACTCAATGGGAGAAGACGGTGAATGGCAGCCTCTTAATCTTTATGACGCTCGAATGATGGCGCGTAAGGATGAGCGGTTTGACTACACCTCTACGGCTATTAAGGAGAAGACCGACATCGCATCGCGGATTCTCAAAGACTTCGGGTTCTTGGGGTAGCGCATGGTTGATATCAACAGAATTGACCTAGCCGCCCTTCAACAACTGCAAGCCGATCTGGATCGCCAGACGAGCACTCCGCAGGGGCGAAATGAACTTGACTCATTCCTTGCGGCGAACTCATCGGGGTATTACCAGAGTGTTCAGGAGGCGATACCCCAGCCACCGCCACGGCAGAACGACGACCCACCGCCAGCGCCCACGGTCACAGGCACTTACCAGAAGAGAATCCTTGGCGGCTACCTAGTCACGATGGAGCGCCTGTCAAATGGGACAGAGCGCGAGATTTACCGTGAGCGTTCTCAGTCTGCCGGTGATGCAGTCAACCTGATGTTCCAGAACCTTGGCCTTGGTCAAGGTCTCATCGACAGTATTAACGCCAGCATCAAGAGTTTGTACGCTAACTTCCTTGACCCGTCCGAGGCACAGATCTTGAACGAGATCTACACCTCTGACGCTTACAAGCAACGCTTCAAGGGCAATGAGATTATTCGTCAACGGTTGGCTAATGGTCAAGGTCGCCCAGGCGACCGCATGTTGACACCCGCTCAGTACATCGAGCAGGAACGCCAGTACCGGGAAATCCTGCAATCCGCTGATATGCCTGGTGGCTTCTACGACTCACCTGATGATTTCACAAATCTGATCGGCAACAGCATCAGCGTTGCTGAGTTCCGCAATCGAGTTGACACGGCATACGCGGCGCTCAACGAGGCAGATGACTTCTTGAAGGAGCAGTTATCTACATACTATGGATTGACGACGGGCGAGATGGTTTCGTACTTGTTGGACCCGGCAAGGGCGACCCCGATTTTGAATCAGAGGCAAACCAACAATCCGTATGGACTGAACTCGTACAGAGAATTGCAGCGGCAGTACGAGACAGCCGAGGTGGGCGCTGCAAGCGAGCGGCTTGGCGGGAAAGATATATCCAGGGGATTCGCTGAAGAGTTTGTTGATGCTGGCAAGGCTGATAAGGCTGAGCAGGCATTCTCTACGGCAGTTGCGATGGAAGGCGATGTCACTCGCCTTGGCAAGTTGTACGGCGATGACACGATGAATTATCAGGGTATCGCTCGTGAGGCTGCTTCGTTAACTGGTGGCGCTGCCATAGGCAAGCGTCGTCGTAAGTTCGCCAGTAAAGAGCGAGCACAGTTCAAGAAGGAAAGTGCTCTCGGGCGAGGTTCCTTGTCCAAGAGAACAGACGTTTAATACGTCGGGGCATGACAGGTTAGAAGGAAAACGTAAAGCATCGCTCTACAACTTCCTTAACTCCCGTTCGATTCGGGACATGTCCACCCATAGCAGGATCGGTCGGCCCCTGCGTGAGTAGTAGTCCGATAGTCGCTACAGCCATTCGCGGTAACCCCCTTGACGCGATGTGGGTAGTGCAACCCGAAGAAGGGCATACACAGAAAGGGTGTACCGATGGCCCAATACGAGAATGAATACGATGAAGAGTCGATGTCCGGCTCTGATCTGATTAAGCACCTTCGCAAGCAGATCAAGGATCTGTCTTCAACGCTCGATGAGCGTGACGATCAACTCGATGAGTTGTACGCGGAGGTTAGGTTCAACGACCTAGCAGCAGCACTCGAAGAGTCTGGCGTAAGTCCAGCACTTGCACAGTATGTGCCGGATGAGGTTGAGGATATGGATGACCTCTACGACTGGCTTGACGATAACGCTGAGATATTCGGCATTGAGGCTGTCGATGACGAAGGACAGGATTATGAAGAGGAGCAATCCTTAATTGATCCGGCAGTCGTTCGTGCCGCAGAAGATATGGCTCGGTTAACGGACGGTGGGATTGACCCCACCGTTGGCACATCTGTCGAGGACTTGATTAATTCAGCGCAAAGTCCCGAAGAGTTGCAAGCCATTCTACGCGGTCAGTAATCGGTCCCAACGAAAAAGTGAAAGGAGGCGAAGATGGCTAACAACCCAATCGGTACCACGAGTCACACTCATACCGCTGACTCGACCAGTACCACCACGATGGGGCACTTGGTTGTCACCGCCTACGACAAATTCGTTGAGATGGCCCTTCGCTCGGAACCCATGTTCCGTAAATTCGCCGATAAGAAGCCGGTTGATGTTACATCGCCGGGTTCTACTGTCGTTTTCCAACTGCATAACGACATTGCGCGGGTTACTGCGGCTCTCAACGAGACTCAGGACATTACCTCTACTGCGATGGAGAACACCAACAAGGTTGCTGTTACCGTCAATGAATATGGTAATGCCGTAACGACCACGGAGCGTTTGTCTTTGGAGGCTATCTCCAAGGTGGACCCAGCCGTGGCCGACATACTCGCGTTTAATCAACGCGACAGCCTTGACGCTCTGGTGTGGGCAGTCATGGTTGGTGCTCAGACAGCATTCACCAACTCTGCCGGGGCTTCAAGTACCCCGGCTCTGCCTGGTGAGAACCTGTCTGGCGGCACGCCTGGAACCATCACCTCGGCTTCCATTCGGAAGGCGGTCAGCAAGTTGCGCGGCGCTAACGTCCAGCCCCGCGAAGGTTCCTACTTCATGGGCTTCATGCACCCAGATGTTTCTTTCGATCTTCGGAGCGAAGCAAACACCCAGGGTAATGACCAATGGCGTGCGCCTCACATCTACAACGACACCGGAACCGGAGCGATCTGGGACGGCGAAGTTGGAGTGTATGAGGGAGTCAAGTGGGTAGAGACTCCGCGTGCAGAATCCCAGTCGGGTTCTGGCGCGAACAAGATCTACGACACCTTGATTATCGGCAAGCAGGCGCTTGTCGAAGCGGTTCAGTACGAACCGAAGACGATTGTAGCGCCGGACGTTGACAAGTTGCGTCGTTTCCGCACGGTGGGCTGGAAAGCCTTCCTCGGCTGGAACACGTTCCGCAACGAAGCGCGTTACAGCATCAAGGTCAAGAGCAGCATCGCTGCCTAGCCGTTGTGTGGAGGGGTCGGCCTTCGGGTCGGCCCCTCTGCCATGACAAGGAAGACATGCCAACTTTTACGACTCCCCATCGTCACATTAAGTACGGGTTACCGAACCCTTTGTGGTGGGCTGAAGTTGTCGAGGGATATTGGGTTGTTAAGACAGCCGAAGGGACTTGGCAACAACTTGTTTGCCCCACCCCTGAATTTATTAAAACGTGTCAAGCCTCTTATCAGGGAGGCATGATCCACGAAATCACTCAAGCAGAAGCCGACGAACTGACGGCAGGCGGTTACGGAAGTTATGTCACTACATAAGCACATCACACACCCCGAGTTTGTCGAGGGTTGCTTCGGCTGTAAGGCATCTACTTTGCAATGGGTCTCGATGGACGCTCAGAACAAGAACCGGGCGAATGACCGGGAGTTGGATGCTTACAGGTCTGCCCGTAAGCAGGGCATTCAGCCGAGGTCTACGAAGATGAAAGATATTACCCTTGCTGTTCGCGCCTCTGAGGAAGTCGGTCGGGCGGTCAAGGCATGAGCACTTTCCTTGAAATTACAGAAGAAACTCTTGCAGAGATCTCTTCGTATGTTCGCAACCAGGAATCCCTCACGGTTCTGTTGCAGTCGGTTTCGGATACTGACTTGACCTTCACGGTTGATGACGCGACCGCTCTTAGTCGAGGCATCGTAGAGATTGACAACGAACTTATTTACGTCAAGTCCGTCAACAAGACCGCTGGCACGGTCGAGATCATGCCCGGTGGTCGGGGCTTCCGTGGAAGCACCGCTGCTGCTCACTCTGTAAATGCCATTATTCGGAATAATCCGACATTCCCCCGAAGTCAGGTAAAACGGGCACTCAACGACACGATCCAGGGCATTGACCTCGTTGCAATCGGCAGTCACACCTTCACCTTCGACGGCATTACTTACGCCTATCCCCTGCCGACGGACTTTGAGGAAATTACTGGGGTCTCATTCGACGCGGTTGGGCCGACGGATGTTTGGCACCTTCTAAAGCGGTATCGAGTGGACAGGAACTTCAGGGTTGACGGTGACCCCAACACCGTCAGGTCAGCCATTGTCTTGCTTGAGGCTCCTATGGCTGGTCGAGATGTTCGTGTGCAATACACGAAGTACCCGTCTCCCCTGGTGAACGACTCGGACAACTTTGCGTCCACAAGCGGTCTTCCGCAATCAGCGGAAGACGTTATCCGTCTTGGTGCTATGTGGCGTTTGGTGAGCACGATTGACCCCGGCAAGGTGACGGCGGTGTCGCCTTCGGCAGACGTTATGGATGCTCCCTTCGAGGTGGGGCAGTCCTCCTCCGTTGCTCGCTACTTGTACCAGTTGTTCGGTGTTCGTCTGGCTGAAGAGAAGGCGAAGCAACAGAAAAATTATCTATCAATCATTCAGTACGCGAGGTAAGAAAGTATGGGAACTCCCGCTCGGTATTACTCTTCCACAGCAGTAACCACGACACTTTCGCTGTCTATCTCCTCAACCGACGTTGCTATTCAGGTTGCTTCATCGAGCGGTTTCCCGTCCAGTTATCCGTTCACCTTGATCTTGGCGAAGGACTCGGCGAACGAAGAGATCCTGACGGTGACTGCGTTAGTTGGCTCTCAGTTTACGGTCACGCGAGGTGTCGATGGAACGTCTGCACGAAGCCATACGGCTGGCACTTCTGTTGAGCACGGTGTATCTGCGCTCGACTTCACAGACCAGCGCAGCCATCAGGCTGCCGGATCTAATGTTCACGACATCGGAGCGTCGTCGAGCGTTGTTGGCACAAACACTACCCAAACGCTGACTAACAAGACTCTAACTTCCACCACTCTTGGTGGTGACTTGGCTGCTGGGTCGAACAAGATCACGGATCTTGCTGACCCGACGTTGGCGCAGGATGCGGTGACGAAGAACTGGGCTGAGACGGGCATGTCTAGCCAGTTGGCTCAGGCGACTACGCAGGCCACTAACGCTGCTACGAGTGCGACTGCGGCTGCGGCATCTGCCGCCGCTGCTCTCGTGAGTGAAGGCAACGCCTCCGCTTCTGAAACGGCTACGGCTGCTGATGTCGTCTCAACAAATGCTGATGCCGCTTCGACGGCGGCTGATGTTGTCACGACGAACGCGAACGTGGTTTCATCGGCTGCGTCTGCGGCTGCGGCATTGGCGAGCGAGACGGCGAGCGCAACGTCTGAGACTAATGCCGCTACGTCTGCCACGAACGCTGCGACTAGCGAGACGAACGCTGCTGCCAGTTCGGTAAGTGCTGCGAACTCTGCTGCGGCTGCCGCCTCATCGTTGGACTCCTTTGATGACAGGTACTTGGGCCAGAAAGCGTCGGCTCCGTCGGTTGACAATGACGGTGACGCGCTGGTGACGGGAGCGTTGTACTACGACACGACCGCTCAAGAGATGCGTGTGTATGACGGTGCTGGCTGGTTGGCAGCGTCGGCTGCGAGTGTTGTCAGTTTGGTTACGTTTGAGTACACCGCCTCTGCCGCTCAAACGGCTTTCACGGGTGCTGACAATAACGGAGTCACTCTTGCGTACAGCATCGGTTTACAGCAGGTATTCCTGAATGGTGTCTTGCTGGCTCCCGGTGATGACTACACGACTACGGATTCAGGAACTATCACCTTGGCTTCTGGCGCGGCCTTGAATGATTACCTGATTGTTTGCGCTTTCTCTAGTTTTGAAGTGGCAAACACTTACACGCAAACGCAAGCGGATGCGTTGTTCTTGACGCAGACGAGCGCGTCAACAACGTATGCAACTAAAACTGAATTGACTTCTGTTGAAGCATTAGCCCTGTTGGGACTCTGAGGAGATAGGTAATGGCAAACACATTTACGGCATTGTTCCGTGGGGCTGCTTCGACTGGTAGTACCACGTTGTACACGGTTCCCGCTGCAACTAAGACGCTGGTTACGTCGATCACGGTGGCGAACACCGCTGCCGCTGACGCGACGTTTGACCTTGAGTTGAACAGCGTTGCGATTGCGAACGATGTGACCGTGGCTGCGAATGATTCGATCACTTGGGAGG